GAGAAATTTAGAAAATATCTGACGTCAAATAAAAAACTTTCTAAGTATTTATATGATTATATTTTAGGAGCTTTTTCCAAGTAAAATGAAAATAAGAATAAAAAGATTAGTCCCGCAGGCCACAATCCCCACAAGAGCTAATGATAGTGACGCTGGGTATGACCTATACGCATCATCTAGCATTAGAATAGATGGTAAATGTAGGGGAATTGTAAACACTGGAATATCTATATCCATTCCCGAGGGTTACTACGGAAGAGTTGCCCCTCGCTCTGGTTTAGCCATTAAGAGCGGAATAGATGTTTTAGCGGGTGTTATAGATTCTGGTTATAGGGGGGAAGTTGGGGTTGTTTTACAAAACCTTGGGCTTATGGATTTTAATTGCGAGGATGGAGACAGGGTTGCTCAACTGATTATAGAGAAATGTCACGACATTGAATGGCAAGAAGTTGACGAAGTCGGCGATTTAGATGATTCAGACAGAGGAGAAGGAGGATTTGGAAGTTCTGGAAGTTAACATCTCTTGAAACTATACAACGTAAACGGTAGACTCGTTGGTAAAGACGTAGTTAAGTATAGAATCAATTGGAATAAAAAGTGCAGATCAAAAATCCAATACAAAGTAAAACAATTTTTAAAGCCTTACTGGAAGAACCACATATGCTTCGAGGAGTTTCCCGTTTTCGGAACCAGACTGAAAGTGGACATGATAAACTTCACGAAAAAAGTTGCCATAGAGGTTCAAGGCAAGCAGCATTATTCTTTTAACAAATTTTTTCATGCTAATTCTAGAATGAAGTATTTAGCTTCGATAAAAAGAGACAGTCAAAAGTATCAATGGCTAGAGACAAATAATATCAAATTAATCGAAGTCTTAGAAGATGAGGTCGACAATTTGTCTAAAAAGTTTTTTTACGATAAGTTCGATTTAGTTTTATGATAGTGTAATAATATTCATGTCAGGGTTTAAGTTTCCAGAGGCCATATTGGCCCAGATTAACGAATGCTCTAAAGGCGGGTTTATTCTTTTTACTTTGAATGACGAAGGTGAGCCTATTGTCCACAGTTGCTTCGATAATTCAACCACTGCTTTAGCCCTACAATATTATGCGAAGAATTGGACGGAAGTTATCGATGAACTCAACAACAAAGCCACTTTCTCTAACATAGCTTCATTACTGGATCAGGAATTCGAGGAAGAAGAGGCTGACCCAGAAGAAGACGAGGAAGGGTTAATTTAGTTTGACTATCTTAAAAGTGTAGTTTAGAATCCATTGCTTAATGGAGTTATATTCTCTTCAAATAGAAAGGCATGTCCTTGGCGGGTTAATCAAAAACCCTAAGTCTTTATACGAAATCGATAGATTCGTTAATGAAAACGACTTTTTCCAGCCGACTCATCGCACTATTTTTTCTGTAGTCAAGAATCTCATATTGTCCGGCAGCAATGTGGATAAAGTGGTCGTTTCGGAGAAGATAAAAAACTTAGGCATTTCCTTTAAAGACGACATTAACATTTATGATTACATAGAAAATCTCTGTTTTACTCAAATATCCGATAAAGGGTTAATTGACTCATGTAAAGAGTTGTTAAAGTTAAGAATAAGAAGAGATTTGATAGAAACCGCCGATAAAATTAAAGATTATGTTAAATCTTCTGGTGCGGATAGCGTCGAGAGCATAGTCAGTTCCGTTGACAGGATACACTCCGAAAAGATAGATAGTTATTCTTTTTCGGACGAACCAGTTAACCTTTTCGACGGAGTGGAAGAATTAGTCGAAGAGAGCGGGAACTCCCCCCAAGAAGAATCTGGACTAAGGACGCCTTATCCAGAATTCAACAGACTGTTTGGCGGACTAAAGCCTGCTAACATATACGCGATTGTATCTAGGCCAGCCCAAGGCAAAACCACTTGGATAAACGACATGGCTTTTAAAACCTCGGTTCTTAACGGGATAAAAGTTTTGGTTCTTGATACCGAAATGAGCACCAGAGAAATGCAATTCAGAATGACAGCCTCCTTATCCGGTGTTCCTGTATGGTATCTCGAGACAGGAAAGTGGAGAAACAATCAAGAAATGGTCGACAAGACAAGAGCGGCCTTTAAGAAGATAAACAACTATAATTATTTTCATTATCACGTTGGAAATAAAACCATTGATGAAGTTTCTTCGATAATAAGAAGGTGGTATTATTCGAAGGTAGGTAGGGGAGAGAAGTGTCTGGTGGCTTACGACTACGTGAAGCTTACAGGGGAAAAGGTTGGGTATAACTGGGCAGAACATCAAGCCATCGGAAACAAGATAGATATACTGAAAAAGATTTCAGAAGAAATAAATTGCCCAATAATCACAGCCATGCAAATGAACAGGGCTGGAGAATCCTTTAACAGAAAGTCGTCTGATTTAGTCGACGACGCTTCAGCCATTTCACTTTCAGACAGACTACAATGGTTCGCTAGTTTCGTAGCGATATTTAGAAGAAAGACAATTGACGAGATAGCTTTAGATGGACAACAGTTTGGGACCCACAAACTCATACCTCTTAAAACCCGCTTTCAAGGCAAAGACGCAGCAGGACACCACGATTTAATTAAAAGAACAACTGAAGACGGTTCAGAAAGATACGCTAACAACTATTTGAATTTCGAGGTTGATAACTTCAACATAAAAGAACAGGGATCTTTGAGAAGCGTTGTCGAGGCCGCAAGAGAGATACACGACCTAGATGACACGAGCGAAGCAGACGGCGAGCTACTATGAGTCAAGACATAAGAGAAATACTCGAACATATTGGCTACACCAATATCAAAGACTTGGGTAAGGAATTCAGAATGAGCGCCATTTATAGAGATGGCGACAATGAAACAGCTCTAAGAGTAAAGAAGGATACAGGATTTTTCACCGACTTCAAAGAGTCGGTTTCAGGCCCGCTTGAAGACTTAGTTAAAATAACGCTTGATTTGAAGGACATAAGCGAAGCTAGAAGTTGGCTTAGCGGGAAAATTGACCTAAGCAAACCTCAATCTGTTAGCAAATCCAAAATAAGAGAGCAAAGAACTTTTCCAGAAGACCACTTGTCGGCGTTAGTGAAAGACCATTCTTATTGGATTAATAGAGGCGTCTCAGAAGAAACCATTGAACAATTTGATGGCGGTGTGGTTGTAGCTGGAAAGATGAAAGATAGATACGTTTTTCCCATTAAAAACTTCAAAGGCCAAATAGTTGGTTTTTCAGGTAGGGATTTACTAAATAACGAAGAAAATAAATCAAGACCCAAATGGAAACATATAGGCGATAAATCTAGCTGGAGGTATCCCCTTCAACTAAACTATGAAATAATTTTGGAGTGTAAAACCGTAGTTGTTATAGAGAGCATTGGCGATATGTTGGCCTTATGGGATTCCGGGATTAAGAACTCTCTGGTCTCTTTCGGGTTGGACCTTAGCATTCCATGTCTAAACACCTTGCTTAAAGTTGATCCTAGCAAAATATATATATGCTTAAATAATGACGCCAACTCTTCAGGCGCTGGAAACGCTGCCTCTAAAAAACTAAAAAAGAAACTTTTAAAATATTTCGACCCAAACCAAGTTAAGATTTGCTCTTTGGATAAATATAACGATTTTGGCGAAATGCCCCATTCTGAAATAAAATTATTCTTTAACAGCTTATGAAAGGACAACCCATAATTGACGTTAACCTTCCTGTGAATAAAGCACTAGACTTTGACACAAATACGACCTTAGAAAACTTCGGAAAAAGAAAGACGGGGGATCTACTCGACTACTATTGGTTCAGGTCCGAGTTTTCTGCTGATCAGTGTTCTGAGATTATTTCTTTATGCAAAAAGCTCCCAAAGGAGGAAGGTACAACTTTTTCATCAGACCCCTCGATCAGAAAAAGTTCCGTCAGATGGCTTCCCCCTACTACCGATAGTCTATGGATATTCAACGCTCTAAAACGTCTTTGTCTTGAAGCAAACGAGATTTGGAATTTAGACGTCGATGGTTTTTCGGAGGCTATACAGTTTACAGAGTATGAAGAAGTTGGCTCTCATTACGATTACCATATGGACATCAGCGAGTCGAAAATGGGCAGAAAGATTAGCGTTTGCGTCTTTCTTTCTGATCCTACAACCTTTGAAGGTGGAGATTTAGCCATTAACTGTGGAGGAAAAGACCTAGTTTGCCCGAAAGATCAAGGAAACGTTATATTGTTTCCTTCTATATTACAGCATAAAATCTATCCAATAACAAAAGGCCAAAGACACTCTTTGGTTTGTTGGGTAGGTGGTCCAGAGTGGAGATGAAACAAGAACAAGAAAGAGAAAGAATACTATCCGCCTCTAGAATCAAAACTCTAGAAACATGCACTTGGTCCTATTGGTGCAATTACCATCTCAAACTTCCTCAAAAACAAAACGAGGGCGCTTTACGAGGCACTATTTGTCATTTGATTTTTGAGCTTTTGCTCGCCGATAAGCATAGATCACATTGTGATGCGATAATTTTAGGAGGTAGCATTGCCTGTTCCCCTTCAGTAGCTAGGCTTGTTTTGACGAAACTGAAACGCGATAGGATCAAGCACGACCTTCCCATGGACAGTCAAGTCAATTACGACCTCATGGATAAAATGATAGTTCTTGGCCTTTCTCATGATTATATGTGCAAGGGGGGAGTAATAGCCGAACCAGAGTATGAGTTTCTGATAGAGAATTCTTCACCAAAATATAAAATAAGAGGCTTTATAGACAAACCTGCTGTTTACGATAAAAATAAAACAGTGAAGATTATAGACTATAAAAGTAGTAAAAATAAACTCTCCCAAAAAGAACTTTCTTCAAGCGTACAAGGTATGGCTTATTCGTTGGCAGCTAAAAAAGAGTGGCCGGACCATAAGCCTATTGTAGAATTTTTGTTTTTGAGACACCCCAGAAGCCCATCTCAAACTGTTGAGTTTTCAGACGAAGATCTAGAAGGCTTTGAATATTACCTAGAGCATTGTTTTTCGATAATCAATAACTACACAGAAGAAGTAGCTGTATCAAGGTTTGCGGCTGATTATGATCAAGACAAATGGATGTGTAAGATTGGCTCTTGGAAATGCCCCTATCTTGAACCTTATGACTATTATTCTCTTATCGGCGAGGACGGGGAAGTAGTATCTAAGAGCCTCAAGGAAGACTTTGATGTAAAAGATGGCCAAAAAATAAAGAAGGAGCGATATAATGGCTGTCCTAGGCACTTCATCCAAAGAGAACCAAGGTTCTTGAGCAGTGCCGATCCATTTTCCGACATAGCCGAGAAAGAAAAACCCGCATCCAAAGATCCATTCAACTTTTAACTCTTGTGTTCGATGACGCCTCTTTTTAAAAGTCAATATTCCATAGGCAGGAGCATCCTAAACCTTTCCGCGTTGGAAGACTCTGATAAATCCGAAGACTCGATTCTACTGATGAGTAAAGAAGCTGACTTCAAAGAGTTCTGCCTAGTCGACGACTCAATGAGTGGATTCCTCGAGGCGTACATGAACTCTAAAGAACTTGGTTTAAAATTGATTTTTGGGTTGAGAGTCACTCTTTGTTCCGATATGCTTAAGAAAGACGAGGATTCCCGAACCTCGAACAGCAAAATTATTATTTTTTGCAAGAACACAAAAGGCTACAAGACTCTAGTTAAAATTTTTGGAGAAGCTTCTAAAAAAGGGTTTTATTATGAACCCAGAATAGACACCCCAAAACTTAAAGAGCATTGGAACAACAGGGACTTAATGATGTGTATCCCTTTCTACGATTCATTTCTTTTCAGCAACTTTTTAAACAGCGGATCTTTTGTACCAGACTTTGCTTTTTGCGAACCTAAATTTTTTGTTGAAGATAATGAGTTGCCATTTGATGATATTTTGTCTGAAAAGGTGGAGTCCTACTGCAAAAATGTTTATGAGACCGAGAGGGTTAAAAGTATTTTTTATCGCAAAAGATCAGATTTTATTAGCTATTTAACTTTTAAATGCATTAACAGGAGGACTACTTTAAATAAGCCTAACTTGGATCATATGTGTTCTGAGGAGTTTTGTTTTGAGAGTTGGGAGGATTTAAATGGACGAACATCTGCTTAGGTACGACAAAAGCAAAGAGCTTGTCTTTATTGATTGCGAGACAATGAATCTTTGTTTAAATAAATGCAATAACGTTCCTTGGCAAATAGCTATGCTTAAAGTTAACGGTGACAAAATCGTTGATTCAAGAGACATTTATATTAAATGGGACACAGACATTAAAATATCGAAAGAGGCCGCAGACATAACTAAATTCAATCCCAAAAAGCTTGAAGAAATAGGTGTCTCTCCTAAGTCTGCATTTGACCAAGTCGAAAAGTGGCTTTCTTCTTGCGATTATATTGTTGGACATAACCTCCTCGGTTTTGATATTTATCTTTTAAGGATTTTATATAAAGAGTTCGGCAAAGTGGATTTGTACCGAAAACTACCTAGAAAGATAATCGATACCTTCTCTGTGGCAAAAGGTATAAAACTTGGTCTTCCGTATTCCCCTGACGAAGATTTTTTGGCATATCAGTACAAGATGTACCATACGAGGAAAAAGGGGCTTAAAACTAACCTCACAGCCCTAGGCAAAGAAAACAAAATAGAACACGACTATCAAAATCTTCACGACGCCATAGTAGACCTAGGGCTAAATTTAAAGATATGGAACGTCTTGAAGTGGCAGATTGAAATATGAAACAAGTTATATCATCCCATAATCAGGTTGATTTTGATTTTCTTAAATCTTTTAAAAGAATTATTGTTTCCGGCCCACAGAGGTCTGGCACTAATTTGGCTTCTCAATTTCTTGAGCATAATCTTAAGTATAAATATATAGATGAATTGGAGTTTGACTTTTATTTAGAAAGCCACTTCATGAAATCTCTCGAACTCAATAGTGAAGTCATTATTCAGGCTCCTACCATGTCTCATATTCTTCACCTTATCAGAACTCCTAGTACTTTTGTGTTCTTTTGCATCAGAGACGTCTCTGACATAGTCAAGTCTGAAGATAAGATTCGCTGGAGTGGACATAGGTTCGAAAGGAGGAATTATAGCCAAGACGAATACTCAATGCTGCCGATAAGCCAAGCTAAATACGACTACTGGTTCTTTAAGCAAAGACCACTTATGACTAGCCCATTTTGCGAGATTTATTTTTCTTCTTTTCGGGATTCTGCCGTTTGGGTTGAAGATAGAGAAACCGGAAAAGTTCAGCCTGATGTTTCTTGGAAACCAGAAACCTCAAATGATAGTGGAGATAGATGGTCGTACGTTCAAACTGACAAAGGACCTAGGTCATTAAAGTCGGTCGATTATTGGTTTGAAAACGAGGACACTATTGAGTCATGTATGATACCTAGGACAAATCAATGCGCTAACAAAGGGCAAAAAGGACAATCAATCGCAGAATGAAATCGTTTACTTCTAATTTTTCTGATTTGTCTTTAGATGTTCATGGGGTCAGGTTGCCTGACTTTTCAATTGAAGATAGGTACAGGAAGCAATTTAAAGTTAGCAAAGACAAGAGCAATCATTTCTTTTTGAGGTGCTTATCCTATGCTGGTTTCGAGGAAAAAATAAAACAAGGCAAAATAGATCCCAAGGATGCTAAAAAGTATACTGAAAGAGCTAAACACGAGCTGGAAACTATTTTGGATTTAGGTTTCGTAGACTATATACTGTTAGTATGGGACGTCATCAACTTTTGCAAAGAAAACAACGTTCCCACCGGACTCGGCAGGGGCTCCGCTTCTGGGAGTCTGATTTTGTATCTAATCGGAGTTACTGGTATAGACCCAATAAAATATGATTTGTTTTTTGAGAGGTTTATTTCCAAGATAAGAGCTAAGAAGAAGACAGTTAAGGGCGTGACGTATTTAGATGGTTCGTTAATGTGTGATATAGATTTAGATATTTGTTATTATAAAAGGCAATCTGTATTAGAGTTTCTAGAAAATAAATTTAAAGGAAGAACCGCAAAAATTCTCACTCTCAATACACTTAGCGGCAAACTCTTGATGAAGGAGTGCGGGAAAGTCGTATACGACAAGAACGAGACCGAGATGAACATGGTTAGCAGCATGATTCCTAAGGTATTCGGTAAGGTTAGCGATATTGAGGACGCCTATCAAGAAGTTGATGAATTTAAAGAATGGTGTGACGAAAATCCTAAAGCGTACCAGATAGCGCTTAAACTTAGAGATTTAATTAAGAACAAAGGAGTCCACCCGTCTGGCGTTTTGCTTTCTTACGGTCTTTTGGAGGACTCTTGCCCAACCGAGCTTTCTTCTGACAAGAGCACAGTCTCTTCGTTTGATATGAATTGGGTTTCTTTGTCTAATGTCAAACTTGATATTCTTGGCTTGAGAAGTGTTTCCGTAGTTGATGAAGCTTGCAAGCAGGTTGGGATTCGTCTATCTGACATAGATATCGAGAACCCAAATATATATGGACATTTACAAGATCTGAAATCCCCTCATGGACTTTTTCAAATTGAAGCTGATACCAATTTCAAAGTTTGCCAAAAAGTTAAGCCAAAAGACTTACAGGAGCTTAGCGCCGTATTAGCTCTCGCTAGGCCCGGAGCTTTAGCTTATGTTGACCAGTACGCTAATTATACCAACACAGGCACTTACGACGTTATCCATCCTTTTTTCGATGACATTTTGTCATCAACAGGTGGCGTTTGTCTGTACCAAGAGCAGATGATGAAAATGGCCCACAAAGTGGGATTTTCCTTAGACGAAGCGGAGATTCTTCGTCGCATTGTTGGTAAGAAAAAAGTTAAAGAAGTCAGGCAATGGAAGAAAAAGATCAGAGAAAAAGTTAACAAGAATAGGCTCAGTAGTGAATGGATGGGTCATAAAGGGGTCGAAGACGTCGGCGATGTTCTTTGGAGTGTTTTAGAGGACTCAGCCAATTATTCTTTTAATAAGTCCCACTCTATAGCTTATGCCGCCCTATCAGCAGCGACCATTTTCTTGAAATTTAATCACCCAAAAGAGTTCTTCTTATCTCTTTTGAAGATGACCAGATATGAACCAGACCCTATTAATGAAATTTCAAAGATCGAGAAGGAACTTTCTAACTTTGGAATTAAACTACTCCCCCCTCATATTGTTAAATCAGAAATGGATTTCAGTATTGAGGGAGATAATATTAGGTTCGGCTTGCTCTCCATTAAGGGGATATCCGATAAGTCCATAGAAAAGCTTTCTAACTTCAAGAACGCCTACTCTAATAAATTTGAGATATTTCAAGGAGCTAAAGAATCTGGTTTGGGTATAGGTATATTATGCGCCTTAATTCAAGCTGGCGCTTTGGAGGGATTTAAAGTTTCCAGAAGTAAAATAGTATATGAGGCGCAGCTTTGGAACTTGTTAAAAGATAGAGAAAAAATTTACGCTATGAAATTAGGAGAAAGCCTTCACTACGACTTGGTGAACGTTGTGGTGAAGCTTTCTACCTTTCAAGACGAGAAGGGAAAACCTGTGATCAAAGAATCGAGAATGAACACAATTAAAAAACATTCTCAATCATACAAAGCCATTTACTCGCAAAACAAAAAATCTGAAAGCTTTGCTAATTGGTGGTATGAGAAAAGTCTTTTGGGATACACTCACAATAAATCACTCATTGATATCTTTTCAGAAAAGAGGCTTGACCTGAGGACAATCAGACAAGTTTCCGAACTACCAGAAAAAGTTTCAGTTATATTTGTTTGTTATGTAAATGACAAGCCCTACAAAGGCAAATCAAGAAAAGGCTCCGACTATCTACGCCTAGAGGTTGGCGATGAGACCGGCATTACAAAGGTAATGCTTTTCAATGAAAGACTAAATAAATGCAAGAGAGACAATGGTGGGATCTATCCACAAAAAGACAGCATAATTGTAGTTAAGGGAAAGACCGTAGATGACGCAGTGTTTGCTGACATTGTGGCCGTTCAGAACAACAAGGTATTCACTAAACTATCTGACTTAAAAGACAACTAGCGGCCCCTTGAACATCCTAGGCATAAACATAAGTCATGACGCCTCCCTCGCTCTAGTCCAGTCTGGGAAATTGGTCGGCGCTATTAGTATAGAGAGATTTTCCAGAATAAAGAAAGACTCTCATATTTCTATGGAACATATAAATACTTTTTTAAGTAGTTTTGGTTTAAATATTTTAGACATAGATGTCGTTACATTTTCTTTTTTTATTCAAGACTGCGTCCCTTTCATAAAAATATATTCCCCTTTTGACAAAATTTACCCATTCAGCTCTTATGGTTCGCACAGTAAGCAAGGCCCCCTACTCAATCATCTCAAAGATCAAGATAGGGTCGAACATGTAGATGGCAAGGGCTATACATTGCCAAACTACATAACAAGACTTAGACCACCTTACTCAAGCGACCCGATATCTCAAGACTTTTCCTTCCCAATAAAAGTCGAGTTTGATGGAATTGATAAATTGTTTGAAGGTTATTTAGTTGATCACCAAATAGCTCATGCTGCTTCGGCCTATTATACATCTAATTTTGAACAGTCTGCTATTTTTACAGCAGATGCTTCGATGCATGACGCTACCGCTTGTTCTATGTGGTGGATGGGATACGATAGAAGGATAACGCCCTTCAGATGTCCAGAGTATATGCTGGGAAATTTTTATGATGTAGCTACAGAGTTTTGTGGATTAGGGGTCGGGACCTTAAAAGCTGGTTCTTTAATGGGGCTTTCTTCTCATGGTTCTGTTAGCGAAAAAACAAAGAAGAATTGGAAGGAATGGACCAAGCCTCTTAGTGAGAGAACCGAATCCGAAGACCACCTCTATATTGATTGGCTCTTTTCTCAGATTTCTGGTAAGTTTCCGAAGGTAGGAGAGCCAATACCAGAAGTGGAAGATGAAGTTGCTGGGTATCAAAATTATACCAGACCCTATCAACAAGTATACACAAAGGAAGAAAGCGATAAGCAAGAATGCATGGACGTTGCGGCTTCCATACAATACATAACGGAAAGGTCTCTGGTTCATTACACGAACAAGCTGTTCGAAGAGTCTGAGGGTTTTAACTTAAATAATTTATGCTTGTCGGGTGGGATCTTTTTGAATTGCAACGCTAATTATAAAATACTAAAAGAAACCAATTTTAAGAATATTCATTTATATCCAGCTTGCGGAGACGATGGAGTAGCGACAGGTTCAGCGCTCTACATTTACCATCACATTCTCGAAAATCAAAGAGAAAGGACTTATTTAAATAAAGAACTGATGTATACTGGGATTGACTACAATATTCCTGCTAATTTAAAAGTCTCTGATTTTGAATTTTTGGCCGAAGAACTTTCTAAAGGCAAAATAGTATGCTGGCATCAAGGTAGGTCTGAATTTGGACCAAGGTCTTTAGGTAACAGGTCTTTTCTAGCAGACCCAAGAGACCCCAAAATGAAAGACATCTTAAACAAAAAGGTTAAGTTCAGAGAATGGTATAGGCCATTCGCTCCAGTTGTATTAAAAGAATATTGTTTTGATTGGTTTGATTTGGATGTTGAGTCTCCTTTTATGCTTTATACTGTTCCCTGTAAAAAGCCAGAACAAATACCTTCGGCTTGCCACGTAGACAATAGTTCTCGTGTTCAGACCATAGAAAAATTTGATAATCCAAATTTGTATGATCTAATTTGGAACTTTAAACAAATTACCGGCGTGCCAATTCTAATAAACACATCTCTAAATGTTAAAGGAGAACCTATAGTTGAGACAGAAGAAGACTCGATTAAGCTTTTTGAAGAATCAGACGTAGACATACTTGTTTTAAATGGTAAAATAACAAAAAAATAATGAAACACATACTAACATCAATATTCCTAGGTTGCCAATTTATGGGCTGTCAACCTGCTTTCGCAGAAACGATGACACCGTCGTCGATGGTTGAAAAATATGAGGGGCTGCTTATGCAAGTGTCCAAGGCAACGCCCGATATATACCTTCTCCTTTTACGAGGAGAAACATACGAAGAAAAACCCGAGGATAGAGAGAAGCTAAATGATAAGGATTTTACCTTGGCCATACAAGAGACAGAAGGCAGACGGATTTACGAACTAAGAGCAAGGAATGGAGCTCTTTCCCACATGGCGATAGACAGCCTCAACGGCCAGACAGAATTAAGGAAACTAAACCTAGCTGGAAACAGAACAATCGACGACGAAGCATGCAAAAAAATTGCCGCATATCTTCCTAGGCTACAGTCGTTGAATTTGTATGGCACTAGCGTTTCGGATAAGGGATTGATCTATCTTCTTGACTTGCAAGAGCTTAGGTCATTGCATGTTTTTGATACTAAAGTGACTTGGAACGGCGCAAGTGAGTTTAGATCTAAGATGGAATCAATTTCCGGCAATGATGATTTAGAAATTACCGTAGGTCATGGAACCCCGCCTCTCGGCAGCATTAAGCACGGAGCGTTTCTAAGGGCGACGTATCAAAAAAACGTCAAACTAGGCAGACTAGATCCAAATTATATCGGCAGATATCCTGAAGTAAAAGCAGAAGCGGGCAATAAAAAATACGAAGATGATCTTAAAAAAGAGACTACCGACCCCATCCTCAATGAAGAAGTGCCATGAATTATATGTTGATTATAACTCCGGCTTTATTCGTCTTAATAATAGTGTGTATATACCAGAGATCGAAGAAAAAGGCGCAAGATGAAGAAAAGTGGAACAAAAACAAAGAAAAGTACAAGTTCAAGCACAAAAACTATCGATACTGACGTTGCGAATATGGCGTTCCAGATACAAAAGTGGCAAATTGAAGCGCACAGCCCATATAATGATGGATGGACGCAGGAGTATTATCGAGAGAAAATAAGGCAAATAAGAGATATCTTAGGTGTTTACGAAAAACCCCCAAGACTCATTACGTGAAGGAATACGAGTATGTTGTCCCAGACGAAAGATTGATAGAGTTTGTCAATCTGGTAAACGAATGTTGCGCGGTTATGGAAGATGGTTATGTTGCTAAATGGTTATCAAAATCTAACGCGGATTTGAACATGGATAGCCCGATGAACGTTTTTAAAGAGGACGGGAATTGTGAGAGAATATACAGGTTACTGTATTTTATAGATATAGGAGAAGCAGATTTATGACATTAGAAGAAGCAAAAGAACTAGAACTGAAGATAACAAACGAAATTCTGAACAACACGCCACTTTCTTTGGTGGTGAATATGGTGTCAGAACAGGCGAAAATAAGGGCTAAACAGTTAATGGAAGAATCCACAGAGGAACAACTGGTCGAGATGGAAAAGAAATACAAAGATGCCGAAGCCAAAGCTAAGGCCGAAGCCGAAGCCAACAAAGCCAAGGTCGAAGCCAATAAGGCCGAAGCCGAAGCAAAAAGCCCAAGAGAACATGACTAAGGACGTCCTAGAACTAGATAAGGATCAGATAGCCGAATTCATACCAAACGTCGAAGATAAATTTTTTACCGACTCTGCTTATGCCGTAATAGATAAGAACTGGTTGGTATCAGAAGGCTATAAAGGATACAGAAAGTGGCTTGGTTTTGCCGGTTTAAGCAAATGGAAAACGAATTGGGATTGTGATAATTTGGCGGTTTCTTTTAAGCTTTATATGCAAATGCTTCACGCCAAATACAATCCTTACACCTTTACGGATAGATGGAAAAAAAAGGGCGAAAATGCAACAAACGTTGATTCCGTTGCCGTAGGGGTTATCTACTTTAAAATAGACGCTGACGATAGAAGAGCGCACGCTATCAATTTGTTAATTTGTACTGATGGTTATGAAATTGGACAAAAAGGTAATCGCCATAAGTTAAAAAAGGTTTATTTTGAGCCGAAAGGCGGTGTAGCTATAGAGTTAATGAAGAAAGAAGAGGAAACAATATGGTACGCAAATTTCTAAGCAATTTTTTTGGAATGAAAGACTACATTGAAGGCGAGCTTCAAAAGGGGTGTTTCCCTAAACCTAAGTATGTAAAATGCTGCTCGGGAGAAGAGCACAAAGAGACGCTAAAAAAGAAAAAGGATTTAGAAAATAAGACAACTTCCATCTATCTCGGCAGATTGAAATTGAAAGAAAAGAAAAGCGATGGGAATGTTTGACGACATAATTGTTCCGAAGTCATATCTAAAGAATTTGCTGACCAAGGAAAATGAGAATCTATTGGATAAAGATCACAGCTTTCAGACGAAAGCCTTTGATAATGTTTTAGATGTTTATAAAGTTTACAGACAACGCCTCTACAAACTTGATCGCAGCGAGCCTGAACCGGAGGAAGGGGCCGAAAACACTAACCTAACGGAGAAGTGGGACAAAATTCACGAGAATAAAACCGTAGTCTTTTACGACGGAGTTAAAGACGACGAAGAGAACCAATGGTGGTTTGAGTTTGAATTTATCTTTAGATATGGCAAGCTGGATAAAAAGAAGCTTATTTCATGCAAGATAGAAACGACAAAGCAAGAAAGAGATCTCACAAATAAAATGTGGGACATAGAACAGGAAACGTTTGATTTTTATAGAGAGAACTCCATCAAATACATAGTGTTCTCTTTCTTAGAGAAAACTCTTCAAAAAGCAACGAATTGGGCAAGAAAAAAGCATCAATTACCCCTCTCACTCCGTAAAGAAGCTTACGAAAAATCCGGAAGATTAAAAAGAGATCCGAAAGCTTTAGAGATCTACATGGACATATAATGTGTAATCTATTAAGCCATGAAAAAGATATTTGCGTCGCTTTTGTTAATGCTCGCTTTAGGCGTTAGGGCAGATACTAATAAAGTAGAGAATCCCTACTTAAGCATAGTCAAAAGAAACGCTTTTGAGCTGACGGATTCGTTGCCGGTTCCGATACTTCCTCCCGCAACAAATATACTTTCCCCTAATGTTTTTCTAACGGGAATCACACGTTTAAATAGCGTTAGAAAAGTTCACCTTGTATTAAAGAGAGGCGGTGAGCTAAATAAGTATGTTTCTTTAGCCGTAGATCAAAAACAATACAATATAAAGCTAAATAAAATACTCAATGATTCTGCTAAAATCACAAATAATGGGGTACCGACGTTATTATCTTTTGAGAAAAACAAACTACCATCAACCATAACCAAGTCAGCAGCCAAGTCACCGGGAAAGCCTTCTAGTCCCAAAAAAGTTCCTTCTCGCGGGTCTAGGTCTGAAGATATAGCTAAATACCTAGAGAAGTACCGAAAAAATGGAAGAAAATGACAGAGGAAAAGTCTATAACATTAAAAGGGAAGTTTCCTAGGCTTTTCGAAAATGGTTTTTCTTTTGAATGTGACGATGGGTGGTTTTCTATGTTAGAATCCGCTTTATTATTACTGAATCAACACGTTGTGCTAAATTCGTACGAAAATTTCGAAATCAAACAAATAAAGGAAAAGTTTGGGAAATTGAGAATCTATACAAACATCAATGATGATTATATCTATGGCGTAACCAACATGGTAGAGCATTTGAGTTCAAATTATTGCGAAGTTTGTGGTTCGCCGGGAGAGTTAAGAAACGCAAATAAACGAGTCAGAACTCTATGTACCTTTCATCAGAACGAGTATTTGAAGACCGTAGACGACCCAAATCAAACAATAATGGAATTCACTAAAGAGGAAGTGTAATATACAGAGAAATGGCCAACGGAAGGTTTCCTTTTACTAGCGAAGCAGCGGAGCTAAATCAACAAGTATGTACGGTCATAGCCCTTTCCCGTGACCTCGGTCTCAATCGAGGCGTCCATTTAAACGGAGAAATCATCACAATTAAAAAATTAATAGCCAAACTTATACAAATAAAAGACTTACTAGAAAAAAAAGACAAAGATATAGAATAATGAAAAAAGGAACTCATCAAAAGATTAACGGGGCTATAAATAAATACGAGAGCATAATTGCAGAACAAGATATTTCGACCGAAGAAGATGCCGTTAAAATAGAAATGTCTGATGAATTCGTCAGGGAACTTAAATCTATAAGAGAAAGTTTTCTGAAAAATGAATAATAAAGAAGATGCGGCGGATGCAGGCGTAGGGCGACTCGCCGCAGATGCTTTAAAAGATTACCTTCTACTAAACGAAGCTAGAGAACATTCAGCTAAAAGCATTTGTTTATATAAACAATTACTTAAATCCGGACAAAGCGAAAACGAAGCTAAATCGACGTTAACAGCAGCATTAAATCAGTTTATCGAAGATTCCCGGAAAGAAGACGTCTAAATTAGGTGTATGTAAATCTAGATAATTTTAATCTCGGGACATTCGAGGGTAGTTTTCTAATCAACGAGATAGAAAGCGGAATATACGACTCCCTGAAGCAAATAAAGGATGGGGATGTTGTTGTAGATCTTGGCGCAAGCACCGGCATAATCTCCTATCTAGCATTGGCTGATCTAAAAAAACCAAGTCAAATAATAATGGTGGAACCATACCCTCCCAATATAAAAATAATAAAAGAAAATTTCAAAAACAAAAAAAACTGGGTCTTGGTGGAAAAAGCCATTTCAGACAAAAACAGCCCACACCAAATAAGCTGGGAAGACAACCCCACGGTTCCGTCGATGACATTCAAAGAATTTGTTTCTGACTTTGGCCTTGGGTTTATTGATTTTTTAAAGATTGATATAGAAGGCGACGAATACCATATTTTTACAGAAGAGAATTTGGACTATCTAAATAATAACACGGGGACAATAGTGACAGAATTCCACCTCTCTGCCCCCGACAAGCCCCGGTTTAGAAACTTTAGGGACAATATTCTTCCCAAGATAAACAAATCTCGAAAAATAAGGTCGGTGGACGGAACCGATATAGAATGGGACTTACCCAATGATCATTTCATAAATTACTACAGCTGCGTGATGATAGAATGGAAATAGCAACATATAAAAATAATTCAGTTTACAGGATGGGAGACGTTATAAACGCTACCGGAGCAAGGTGGGTTGTCGATAGGCTTACAATACTTTCCAGCCCCGAATATGAGGACACTATTCTTAGGCATTTCGTAGAGCATCTCATATACTTAAAACCAAAAGATGCCGCCAACCTTGATTATTGGGGAATGCTTCGGGAAATAACAATGGAGCACGCTATAAGAAAAGAACACAGACTGCCAACAAAGTCAGACATAGTAATGCACCTGAGACTCGGAGACATCCTAGCGGAAAAAGAGGAAAGCCAATGGCGCATGGATGAAACAATGGGTTATTTTGACAGATGGCGACGAGAAAGCATCCTTAACTACTACGAAGATTTCTTCAAAAGAATAGAACTCAAAGAAAATTACCCTAAACACACCTTAAGGATTGTTACCGCTCTACATTTTGGAGCCAACGACAAAAATAACAAATACTTCTATAGCGCCGAAGCCGAGGGAAAAAGCCTCAGAGTGCTTGAAAGCATAGAAAAGCAACTAAACGACCTTGACTACAGGTACGAAATAATATCACAAGAAACTGATGCAGATTTCGCCTATATGATAAATAGCAAAATTTTCATAAAAGGGATGTCGGGAATGTCCGAACTGGTGGAGAAATGCCTTATGGATGACGCTAAAATAGTAAGGGAAAAGACAGTTATGAAACCGAATTTTAAATTTCAAAGCGAGTCCAAAGTTTTCGTCACCAGCCCAAGAGACACAAAATACGACCAGTTAGCCCCCGAAGAACAGGACTACATTGACGAAAAAATTAAACGAGATTTAATCTTCTGATATGTCAACTTTCGTAACAACTTTCGCTCATAATTGCTGCTATAAAAACCAAGCTAGAAATAAAAGAATATGCTTGGAACACGGAGCCAAAAAAGTATTTGATTTCAGCATTGATACTTTAGACGCTCCAAATAATATAAAAGAATACATAAAAAACACCCCCAAAGGGGCGGGTCATTTTTGCTGGAAACCCCTTACGTTACAAAATGTTTTCAATTCTCCAGAGGTGAAAGAAAACGATATTATTATGTATATGGACTCCTCAATGTGGCCCACAAACCCCCCAAATTGCTTTAACGCCCTTATAGAAGATATAAACAATAACAATATCTTTGTATTCAAAGTGCCATTTTCTCAAAGAGATTGGTCGAAAATGAATGCTGTTCGTCTATTTACAAATAATGAGAACTGGTTCGAGGAACAGGGTCAAGATTGGCAATTGATGGCTACATTTGTTGGGATTGTAAATAATGATATTGGCAGGAGTTTCGTTAATGGATGGGCGAACCTTATGGAGCCAAATAAGTGTCATTATTACGATGACTCGCCTTCGCCAGTTCCTAACTGGATAGATTTTCAAGAATCCAGATGGGATCAAACGATGATGAGTCTTTATTTATATAAAAATCACCCCGAAATTGTCAAAAACTTCAGATTCCCCGACTTTTACAACGAAATGTGTGATTTAGAAAGC